CTGCCGGGGTGCTCTCCACGCTTGCTGGCGACCTGTTGAAAGATGTCGAGAACGACATCAGCGCCCGGAAAGATTGGGAGGAGATGTTCAAGGAGGGTCTGAAGCTGATGGGCCTCAAGATCGAGAACCGTACCGAGCCGTGGTCCGGCGCGTGCGGCGTGTTCCACCCCATGATCACGGAAGCCGTGGTGAAGTTTCAGTCTGAGACAATCATGGAGACGTTCCCCGCTGCGGGCCCGGCCAAGACCAAGATCATAGGCAAGACAACGCGGGAGAAAGAAGAAGCAGCAGCGCGGGTGTCCGAGGACATGAACTACCAGCTGACAGAAGTGATGGAGGAGTTCAGGCCGGAGCACGAGCGCATGCTGTTCAACCTAGCCGGTGCCGGGTCTGCGTTCAAGAAAGTCTACATGGACGAGAGCCTTGGCCGTCAGACATCTGTCTTCGTCCCTGCTGAGGACTGCATACTGCCCTACGCCTACACGGACATGAACACATGCTTCCGCGTCACGCATCGCATGAAGAAATCCAAGCAGGACATCCTTAAGCTGCAGGAGAGCGGGTTCTGGCGCGAGTTCGATATTGGCGATGCACCCAAAACAACTACCACGCTGCAGGAGAAGAAGGACAAGGAGTCGGGTATCAGCGCGGCGTACGACGAACGGTTCCTGATCTATGAACTATGCGTCGACGTTGACCTTAAAGGGTATGAAGACGAGAACGACGAGGGGGAGAAGACCGGCATAGCGCTGCCGTATATCGTAACGATCCTCGATTCGAAGAAGGAGATACTCGCCATCCGGCGTAATTGGAAAGAGGACGACGAGCTTCATTTGAAGCGGCAGCATTTCGTTCACTATGTGTATGTGCCGGGATTCGGGGCCTATGGCTTTGGCCTGTTCCACCTGATCGGTGGCTTCGCCAAAAACGCGACAAGCCTTATGCGCCAGCTGATCGACGCTGGCACGCTGTCCAACCTGCCCGGGGGCCTGAAATCCCGTGGGCTGCGTATCAAGGGCGACGACACCCCGATAGGCCCGGGTGAGTTCCGCGATGTAGACCTTGGCTCCGGGGCCATTAAAGACAACATCATGCTGCTGCCGTACAAAGAGCCTAGCCAAGTACTGGCCGGGTTGCTGCAGACCTGCGTCGATGAAGGCCGTCGTATGTCTGCTACTGCGGATATCAAAATCACGGACATGAGCAATCAGGCCCCGGTGGGGTCGACCTTGGCGATTCTTGAGAGGACGCTGAAGGTGCTGACTGCTGTACAGGCGCGGGTGCACTTCTCGTTCAAACAGGAGTTGAAGCTGGTGGCGGGGATTATCCGCGACTGCACGCCGGACGATTACGACTACGATGTCGAAGCACCGCAGGGACGCCGGGCGAAGCGCACCGACTACGAGTATGTAGAGATCATTCCAGTGTCGGACCCCAATGCTGCAACGCTCTCGCAGCGCGTAGTGCAGTACCAAGCCGTCATGCAGATGGCCCAGCAGGCACCGCAGATATACGACCTGCCCGAGCTACACAAACGCATGCTGCTGGTGCTCGGCATACAGCACCCGGACAAACTGATCCCGACGATGGACAACCAGAAGCCAACAAACCCGGTACAGGAGAACCAGAATATCCTCGCGGGCAAGCCGGTCAAGGCGTTTGCGTTTCAAGATCAGGACGCACACCTTCAAGTTCACATGGCCATGCAGCAAGACCCGCTTATCATGGCGGCTATCGGACAAAACCCCAAGGCACCGGCCATCATGGCGGCGATGGAGGCGCACAAAGCAGAGCACGTTGGGTTCAAGTACCGTAACCAGATGCAGCAGATGATGGGCATCCCGATGCCGGACCCCGCCTCGGACGACACGATACCGCCGGAGGTCGAAGCGCAGCTGTCCCAGCGTATGGCGCAGATAGCTCCACAGTTGTTGGCGCAGAGCAAGCAGATGGCGGCGCAGCAGCAAGCGCAGAAGAACGCGCAAGACCCGGTGTTGCAGGCTGAGTTGATCGACCAGCAGGTGAAGCAGGGAGAGCTGCAGCGTAAATCGACTATGGACCAAGCCATGATCCAGATTGAACAGCAAAAACTGCAGTTGCAGGCGCAGAAGCTGCAACTCGATGCGCAAGCCAAGGGGGTCGATCCACAAACGGTGCAGATGGACATGGCGGCGAAACAGCAGCAGATGCAGCTCGCATTACAAAAACAACAGCAGGCAGCGCGGATTGCGGCTGCGCAAACACAGCAACGTATGTCCTTGGAGCAGCGACGTGCCGCATCGCAGTCTCAGGCAGAGGGCATACGCCTTGCAGCCGAGCTTAAAGCCAAGGAGCAGCAGAACCAGCTTGCTGCGGCGCAGACACAGCAGACGCTACACCTTAACGCGGCGCGACATACCGAGGAGCAGAAGCGTGCGGACGAACGGCACAAAGCGGAATTGAAGTTGAGGGCGCAGGCGGCAGCAGCTGCGAAAGCGGTGGAAGGCAAAAAACCGAAGGAGAGTAAATGAACCTAGACGTGCAGCAATTCGCTGAAGCACTGAACAAGATGATTCGGCGCGACATGAACAACTACGCTGATGATATGGCGAGTAATCAGTGCAAAACGATTGAAGACTACCGCTATCTGTGTGGCCGATGTCAGGGTCTGGCCGACGCGGAGATTCACCTTAAAGACCTTGCACACAAACTGGAGGAAGGCGACGATGAATGACGAAGTAAACGCGGTCGAGGCCGCGCCGGACGAAGTAGGTGATGAGGCGAAGGCCAAGCAGTTGCCTGACCCTGCGGGAATAAAGATTTTGTGTGCAATACCCGATCTTGATAAGACCTACGATGGGTCTATCATTGAACGCCCCGAAGCGTTTATGCAGAGAGAGCACCAAGCGACCGTCGTTATGTTTGTGCTGAAGCTTGGACCGGATTGCTACACCGATAAGGACCGCTATCCGTCTGGACCGTGGTGTGCTGAAGGTGATTTCATTATAACGAAAGCCTATGCGGGCATTCGCTTCACTGTACACGGTAAGGCGTTTGCAATTATTTTTGAGGATGAAGTACAGGCAGTTGTGCAGGACCCACGCGGCGTAGGCCGCGCGTAACAGGAGAAAATGATCATGGCTGAAGAGTTCAAGTTCCCAGACGAAGTAAAAGCAACAGCAGATGCAACTGACGAGAAGCTCGACATCACCATCGAGGGCGAGGACGGGTCCGAAGTTGAAGTTGTCGACGACACCCCCGAGGCCGACAGGGGGCGCAAGCCGCTTGCTGCCGAACCAGATGAGCCCTCCGAGGAAGAATTGGCCGCATACAGCGACAAGGTGCAGAAGCGCATCAAGGAGCTGGCGCATGCGCGGCACGACGAACGCCGGTCCAAAGAAGCCGTGCAGCGGGAAGCCGAGGAAGTCCGGCGTGTAGCGCAGGTACTGTTGAATGAGAACAAACAACTCAAACAACGCGTCAACAACGGCGAGACAGTCTACGCGGGTACGCTGACGCAGTCGGCGGAAGCCAAGCTGGAGATCGCCAAGAAGAAGTATAAGGAGGCGCACGAGGCGTACGACGCAGATGCCATGCTGGAGGCGCAGCAGTCCTTGACCCAAGCGCAGTGGGAATTGGCGAGTGCAAAAAATTTCCGTCCGACCCCTTTACAAGCGGACCCGGAACCTGTATATAATGCGCTTACTGGACAGGAACCTCCCCGACCAGATGAGAAAACGCTGCGATGGCAACAGCGCAATCAGTGGTTCGGGCAGGATGATGAGATGACCGCTCTCGCTCTGATCCAGCATAAGAAATTGGTCGCTTCGGGTGTAGACCCGCGTTCGGACGAGTACTTCTCCCAGATAGATACTCGCATGAAGCAGCGCTTCCCTGAGTTTTATGGGGTGAAGCCGCAGCGGTCCGAAGCCCGCAGACCAACTAGCGTAGTGGCATCAGCCTCACGTTCTAGCGGAACCAAAAAAGTAACCCTCACGCAGACGCAAGTTGCGCTCGCCAAGAAGTTCGGCCTGACCAACGAGCAGTATGCAGCCAGCGTAGTACAAATGGAGAACACAGATGGTCGCTAAACATCAGACTCGTGAACTTGGCTCACGCGAATTAGAAGCGCGGGCGCTGGAACTGTACACGCCAGCCTCTCTGTTGCCGGAACCTACCCCTGAGCCGGGGAAGGTGTTTCGTTGGATCGCAACCCACGTTATGGGTTTAGCCGATCCGACCAATGTATCTCGCAAGATGCGTGAAGGTTGGGAACCCGAAAAAGCCGTGGACCACCCTGAAATGCAGATTATGGGCGACAAAAACGGTAATATCGAGATCGGCGGCTTGATGCTGTGCTCCATGCCCGAGAACAAAGCCAAGGCCCGTGACGCGTACTACGCAGCGCAAGCTGCAGCGCAGATGGACTCGGTGAACAACCACTTCATGAAAAACAATGACCCCCGCATGCCGCTGTTCAAGGAGAACCGCTCCGAGGTGCGCAGAGGGGGATTCGGTTCTGGAACTAAATAGAAGGAGAAGCGTATGGCTTCCACCGCAACACCTTATGGGATGGTTCCCATTGGTATAGCCGGGTCAGCTGCCTACACGGGCGGCACGGTCAGGCAATACCGCATCACGCAGAACAACACCTACGCCATGGCTGCATATGGCTGGTGTACCATGAACGCAGGGAAGATTGATGGCACGTCCACCAACGTCCCGGTGTCCAAACTGGAGAACACGGCTCCGAGCGCGACGCTGTCGCCGCTGGGTATCATTACCGGTTTCCAGTACACTGATCCGACGCTGAAGTACACGCTGTTCGGTCAGTATCTGCCCGCAGCCGCAGTCACGGCTGGTTACACCAACATCATCGTCAGCGTTATCACCGATCCGAATCAGCTGTACATGGTTCAGGCCGATGGTGCTGTTACGCAGGCGTCGATTGGGCTCAACCTGGATCTGAACGCCAACACGCTTAACGCGACTACAGGCAAGAGTGTCATGTCTGCTGTTGCGTCTGCTGCAGCTACGGTTGCGTTCCCGCTGCGGCTGGTGGATTTGGTGGGCCAGAACTCCCTGTTTGGCGGCGGCTTGTCGGCTCCCGGCGATGCGTACACTGACTGCATCGTTATGTGGAACCAAGGCACGCTCACCATCCAAAACCAAACCGGTATCTAAGGAGAACTCTCATGGCAATTTCAAGAAGTCAACTGCTGAAAGAGCTTCTCCCCGGCTTAAACGCGCTATTCGGCCTCGAATACAAGCGCTACGGTGAGGAGCACAAGGAAATCTTCGAGACGGAGTCTTCGGACCGGTCGTTTGAAGAAGAAACCAAACTGTCGGGCTTCGGCTCGGCACCGGTGAAAAGCGAGGGCGGCGGCATCAGCTACGATACCGCGCAGGAAGCCTTTAC